TCCTCGCTGTATGTTCTTATCACCATCTGATCACTTAAGCTTAGTTTGTAGTTGACCACACACAGTGGTTCTTTACAGTAGCTGCAATTTATAAATACCATTTGAACACCTCCATAATCTATGTATGCGAAGAGATGCTCAAATGGCAGCGATTTCTACAAATTATTCTTATCCTTGCCTCCGCCGCTTTTTAACTGTTCAAGAATAGCTGTGAGCTTCTCCGGTACTGGCAAGCCTAATCTAACTGCATTCTCTAATATACTGATCCCTTCATTGGATAAGTAGAAGAAGATGATCGCGGTTCTTATTGCACTTCCATTTGCTAATATGTCCTGATCAATAATATGTGCTACACCGACGAGAGAAAAGATGACCACCTTTTTGAAGATTCCTCTAGCACCTACCTCACTCGATAAGTGCTTCTCCAATATGGCACAAAATACGCCAAGCAAATAATCAATAACAACAAATACCACCAGTGCATATAAAAACCCGTCAAAGCCACCTAACAAATAGCCTATCCAACCTCCGATCGCTGAAAGTATCAACTGTATAAAATTCCATATATCTTTCATGTTTTTTCCTCCAAATTAAATAAGAGCATTAAGCTCTCTCCTTAAGGTATTGATACAGCATAAACCTGTACCCCATCATAACCATTATTTCCGCTGCCATCCTTTCTATAAGTAATTTTCAGTATGTGTGATCCTTCTGCCAAAGTCTTTTTACAATACATCGAAACAACATTACCTTGTATTTTTCCAGAAATATCTACGTCATCAATATAGATGTATGCGTAGTCATAACCTGATTCAGATTCACAGCCTACCCAAATAGCAAAATCACCTGTTCCACTTGTAAAAGTCCACATAAGCTGCTTAATACTACTTGGTGCACCATTAATTCTAAGAGCCGAATTGAAATCTGTAGATACATTGACTTCCACAATGTTTTTTATTGCGTCTCCGAATAATAAACTATAAAGGGCTTCGGGTTTGTAAAGATTGCTCCAAGGGTAATTTGACCCTACTAAAGATACCCTAAACCACTTACCCACCGGTCCGTAGTATGTAGCTAAATATTGATAGTTATCATTGAACATAAATACAGTCTGTCCATTAGTCGGATTTGTTGGAAGTTCAGTTACAACTCCTATTTCTCCTCCTCCACCTCCAGCAACTGTTATGAATTCAAGACCGGTTGCTTCTCTATTTACCGCTACTACTTTCATTGCACTTCCAGCATAATCCTCCGGTGTATCTGCTAAATCGGTGAAATGGTGCAAATGTAATTCTTGTGCATATACCCCGTCATGGCCATGCTCGTTATCAGATTTTTCGTTAATCCTGGTATTTAGTGAAGTAATCATTTGATTTACTTCTGTCGAAGAATAGTTGCTGCTCGTGGATGGTGCAACGGACAAAACATCTGCTCCTCCACTAAATTGTGTCATCCTATCAACCTTTTGATTTAGTTTTATTTCATGCTCAAGCATCGCATTGTTTAGATCTAGAACATACTTCAAGTCGCCAGTATCGCTATCTTCACTGACTGTTATCCCCTTAATTCGCACTGCACCATAGAACCCATCATTATCATGTCCTTCAGGTGGTATATTCCATCCAATCCAGTCTCCAATAAGATATGTTTCAAAAGGCTTAATCTTATTACCTTCAATATCACTGAATTTAGAAACTGTACCCTGGATACCCCAAACAGGATAAGCAGCCCGACTAAGGTACGCCTGGCCATACTCCGAGAGACCCTCCAATAGATTGCTTGCTGAGAGATATCCTTCTCTACGACCAAAGGTAGTCTGGCTATCTGTATGTGAAGCTACTGCAATTGATTTTTCACTTCCTTCAATCAGCACTTCATTTACAAGCGAAGTTCCATCACTCTGGTTCTGATGATTTAATATTGCTTGGCCAGGCCTGTATATTACTTTATCGTGAAGATCTTCACCTTTGTTTTTATAGATTTTTAGCCTCAAATCTGGCGTCATCTCTATATCAAAATATCCTAATCCATCAGTAAATTTTGTAATGACTTCAGTTAAAGGAGTCCCTACTCTAAATGATAAGCTGATACTCTCGGTGAATAAGTTGCCTAAACTGTCCTTATCATTTTCCCACCCAATCGCTACTCCTTGAAGTCCGCCTCTCATCTGAGCTTCCTGAATAAGTTTCCTTAGAATTTTACTTGCCGTTCCAGAAAAGCTTCGATCAAGTACAGGATCAGCCAAATTCTCCGGGTACACGACTGCCCAACCTAGCATCGATAGGACGCCTCGTCCACTAACTTCGATGATTTGATTTTCCGAAGGATCTACGTAGTTTGGCTTCTTAGTTTCAATGATCCATTTAAAGATCGGATTTCCATCCAGTTTTACAATCACGAAGTTCTGATCTCTTATGTACTCACTATTGCCTCCAAGCCTGTCATACCGGCTTATGGAAAAGTTTCCTGAACCTGCATTGTTTTGAACCATCTGGAAAGCTTTATTGAAAGCTCCATCCAATTGACATAGCACTGTATTAGGATTCTCCCTAGCACAAATGAAAAGTTCAATCCCAATATCATCTGTAGGGATTCCTGCGTAGACCTCGAACCCTTTCACGTTACTATCTCTAGTAGAAGGCGCTGTCAGTCGGACCTTTACTGGACCACTTTCTGCTTCAGCTGGTAGCTGGAACACGATCTCATTCCAAGACCAAGATAAAATGCTGCATAGCAGATCATGGATGTACACAGAACCACCGTAGCTCCTAAGAAATCGAACCTGATTTGTAATATCTGGCTCATAGGAATATCCGAATCCATTTCCATAGATTGTTAGTACTGAACCAGCTGGTCCCCTTGATGCAGAGATCTTTGTGATGTAGGGAAATGGTGGATCATCTGTAATATTTTGATAATGATATAAACCTCTTTGATTGTTCCATTGTGGCCCTGACTTACCAACATTTTCATATTGATACAGGATTCTTTTGTTACTCCGAGGAATAGGTGCTTTTCCCACATTTAAATATTGTGATAGCGTTCTTTTATTACTCCTTGGGATTGGCGCTTTTCCAATATTCTCATACTGGTAAAGGGTCCTTTTTATGATTTGTGAGATTGTAAGTGACCTAAAATCGGATACAAGAACTCCACTAGTATTTTCTGCTTTTACTCTCCAGTACCAAAGATTTGGTTCTAGAACGATTGAAAAACGAATCGTACTTCCACTAGCAACATTGACATATGTCACTTGCTTTCGATCATCACTATCAAAGCTATTTAATCTATCCACTTCAAGAGTGAATTTTGTTGCTGGTAAAGCGTCTATTTCATCTAGATAACTCACATCAAATGCAATCGTACGATCGATAAAATTTACTTCATTAGTTGGACTATTCAGGGTTATCATGGGAAGGCCCATGTGACATCACCTCCTACGACCAGCTTCCAACGGTCACAATACACCTACCAGCTTTTGGTCCTAAAATTAAAGGGGGTGCTCCCAGTAGATTTCTGACATATATTGCTGTACTCAAATTATTTGGTGCGATGGATGCAATATCTATGGTTGCGGTCCACGGTCCATTCTCTGAAAAGGATAGACCGAAATCTGAGTGATTGAGCTGTAAATTTATGTTGTTCGCCATTTTCGTTATGCTAGCATTCTTTAGTTTAAATGAATTTATCTGCGTAGTTCCTTCTGGACGATCTCCCCAATCAAGCAGTTCCGTTTTCTCAGTTCCATCTGCATTACAAAATAGTATGTCATCTGTCGTCTCACCAGATGCTTTTCTTCCGTAAAGATGTATGAATTGCAAATAGTTTGCAGCCACATAGAATCTCATTCTAATAACTTTATAAGAGGTGGAAAAGGAAATAGGTTTGATTTCAGTTCTCCAAATGTAGGCAGTAGGTCTTGGTGCAAATGGCGAACCGCTAGGAAAAGCTGCTGTCTCCCACATTCCATCCATTCCATTTGTAGTATCATTTGATCCTTGAATTTCATAAAGTCTAGGAATGTCATAATAACTTGGGTTATATCCCGCCAAGACACCTGCCTCTACTTCCATCCTCTCTGGAAAAAAGAACCATAATGTATGATAGTCAGAACTATAACCATAAGATACTGTATCTTCGTCATTCAATTCTGCTAAAGCATTTCCTTCAAGCCATGTTGAAATTCCGTTCTCGTACGAATTACTGGCACTTCTTCCAATTACTGTGCCATTAATATCATAAGGAATTCTTCTGTGATTAATTGTTTGATATGGCATTACACTTCACCAACTTTATCTAAAGCTTTTAACTGATGATTATATACAACTTTCGTTATGATTTTTTCATTCGCATCTGCAGGCACCCAGAGTTTAATCGTATATCCATTTGTGAAAAGCCTTAGATTTACTGCCAATTCCCCTTCAATTTCTCTTGGTAAAAGTTCTGGTAAAGCATTATATAATTCCATCATGAGTTCCATACCATCAACGAGTTTAGTGTAGTTCAGTTCCTTTCGATCTTTTCTATTCTCAATATTCATTACGCACCTCCTAAAAATAACTGGGATAATAATCAACTTCTACCTTTCCACCAATTTCGTCCGATGTGAGTTTCAGATTGTTTGTCCCGCTTTCAAAGATCATCCAATATGCATCCCCTCCGTGTTTCACTGTGCTTATGGCGTTGTCTCCATTCTTCATACAGGAGAAATTCTTTATATTGAGTATCACCATTTCTCCTGAATTAATATTCCCCAGATACTGCACCCAGACTCCATTATTTGTGTTCATAAGCATTGGGTTAGTGATCGGGCCAGTAAATTTTATTTCCATTGAGTTTAACGGAGCAGTTGCATTATATTCATGGGACCAAGTATGGTTTTTTTCTCCAATCATTTCATTGAGGGATACCAATTCAATTCCATAGAAAAATGGATCTGGTAGCTCAACTTCCAGTGCAAACTTAGCATAGCCGTGTCCTTTTCTAACGAAGTTTAGTTCTGAACAAAGTTCTCCAAAGGATTCACGAATCTCACCATCTGGTAGGATTCTTCTTAAAGTGTGTATCCCCGGTTTCGCAATACCTCTTATGAATTCATCTATATGATTATCCAGCTGTATTCTGTTATTTCCTTTGATCCACATGGAGAATACAACTTTACGTCTATCGTATCGCTTCTTGACCCACCGGTTTCCATGCTGAAAAGGAACTTGAAGATTACTTCCCCTATATTTGGGAACGCCGATTCCTTCAATGATCTCTTCTATATCCCATTTTCCATACTTCGTAAGCTCCACTCCATTAAATATCCATAATTCTCTGCCCATCAATCCACCTCCTTTACACCAATCCGTATGAGTGCTTCAAAAGCGTAGATCGAATACTCTCTGAAGAAGACTCTGCATTTGGATTATTGATGGTAATGTTGTAGTGATTTGTTACTCCACCACTCATATCTTCCATTCCAGTATTTAAGCCAATTTTCTCAAGTAACCCTTGTAATAGTCCTACTAAGTTTTCTATTGGTACCATCGCACCGTTTGTGACATTTGAAGTATCTGGAATAATATTTCCTACTGCATTAACATCCATTTTCATCTCATCAAATTCTGTTGGAATAGCATTCTTTATGTCTTGTTCTACATCTTTCATGACACTGCTAAACCCAACCCCAATTCCTTCACCCATATTCGTTCCTATACCTGCAAACACCGTCGATGGAGAATGAATTCCTAGTAAGCCCTTTACACCTTTCACGATTCCACTCATGGCGCCATTCACTTTCTCTCTGATCCAACCAATCATCGATGAAATACCGTTCCAGAGTCCCTGAATGATATTTTGACCTACTTGGTTCATGGAAGGAATGATCTTTGATACTCCTCCTAACAAAGCAGACAATATCTGTGGAATCTGATTTAGCATTTGCGGTATCGCTCTTATTAGGCCATAGGCAAGTTGAACAATCAAACCTATCCCCATCTCGACAAGTCTTGGATAGTTTGAAACAAGAAACGTTACAATGCTCGCAATGATCTGAGGCAGTGCTTCAATCAGTGTCGGAAGTGCATTCAGGAGTCCTTGCGCCAATCCACTAATTAGCGTAAAGGCTGCATCAAGAAGTAGATCTATGTTTTCTATTAAAGTTGTTGCGATCAGAATGATTGCTTCAATCATGGATGGAATTAGAACCGGTAATGCTAACCCTATTCCTTCTACAAGCGATGTTATGAGCAGCATTGCAGCTTCAATCAGCAGTGGCAGATTATCAACAAGAGCTCCTACAATGGTCATTATCGCGTCCACTGCTGCAGGAATAAGCTCTGGAAGTAAACTTAGTAATGTAGCCAGCACCTGTTCGAATAAAGTAGTTGCAGTGCTCAGAAGAATTGGAAGCAGGTCACCAACCGCTAGAAGAATTCCATTCATGGCAGCTGGTAGCGCGGCTACGATATTCTCTAAAATTGGTACTATGTTTACGACGACGGACTGAAACGCATCAACAAGGTTTTGAGTAAGGTTTGTCATATCCGCATCAGCATTCCCAAGTCCTGCTGTGAACGATCCAAGTGCCGCCTGAAAAAGGCCTAAGGATCCTGTCACCGTCTGTGTGGATTCACGGGCAAAGTTCCCTGCATATTGTTCCGTATTTTCAAAGAACATCTGCATGGCAACTTCAGCTTTTTCTGCATTAGAGGCTGAAGCCCATGTGAAATCCAGTCCTTTGGCAAGAGCATAAGCTTCAACATTCGTTGCATTCATGGCCACTCCCAGATTGTCCATCATGGTAAAGTTTCCCTTGGCAGCACCAGCTACGGAGTCCAGTGCCATCTGCATGTCGATACCCATTACAGATGCCATATCTGCAGCTCTCTGCATAGCCTTTTCAGTCAAGTCCATGCTTTTCTGCTGCTCAAGTCCTGATCCCTGAAACAGTGCGCCCATCTTGTTGGCTGTGGCCAGGTAGTCACTCTGGGATACACCCAGGTTTTTATACGCTTCTTCACCTGTTTTCTGTATGGAAGCTGCGTATTCTCCAAATACTGCCTCTGATCCACCAAGGTTCTGTTCCAATTCACCGAACTGCTGAACAACTTCTTTACCTATCTTGATTGCAGCAGCACCAGCTGCGATGGTAACCGCACCCATGGAAGCTCCTATACCTTTAAGGATGCCACCCAGCTTATCGAATCTACCCCCTGCATCATCGGCAGATTTACCAGATTTCTCTAGTTTCTCTCCTAGATCTTCTGCTTTACCTGCAGATTCTCCAAGTTCCTTTTCCATTTTGTTTAAGTCCGCATTGGCATTATTAAGTTGGACTTGCCATGCTTTTGTTCGCTTGTCGTTTTCTCCAAAGGAGTCGGAAGCATTCTTCAGTGCAGATTCAAGCGTTTTAATTTTATCCTTCTGTGTATCAATTTCCTTATTTAAGACTTCATTCCTTGCTGTGACAGCCTTTACTGAACTATCCTGCTTATCAAATTGTGATGTCACAAGGTTCATCTCAGAACCCAGCACTTTAAAGCTTTGATTGATGTCTCTTAGTGAATCCTTAAACTCCTTTTCACCTTCGACGCCAATCTTAAATCCAAAACTGTCTGACATGCTTCCTCACCTCCTTATTTTGTACGTCTATTAAGCGTACTTAACACATCTATTTCTTGAAAAGAGAAAACAAAAAGACACCTCTTAATGAGATGCCTAGTGCTTATATCCTTTATAAACTGATAATCGCTTTTATAGCCTTTATATCCTTAGAATCACTGTTATAACTTTTGCTAAATGAATTCTGGGATGACGTCATCAATATAATGTTCGATCTTTGGTTTAGAAATGCCGATAAACTGCTTATGACATTCCCATAAATCCAAAAGATACCCAAATGGCAAGAGCCATATTTCTTCTTCGTTTCTATTTAGATGAACTGTTCCGTAATAGATTAGTCGGATAAAGACTTCATCATCCTCTACCCGACCACTTCGTTTTTTGAGGTTCCACTCTCTATAGTCCTTTTGGTGCCTTTCATCATACAGGACATGATGGCATTCTTGTACTCAGCAAGCTCAAATGGAGTGGTAAGAAGTTCTACCTCCTCCTCTTGCAGTTCCTCTTTCCTGTTTTCTTTATTCTTCAGATTATGTATGAGGATTGACTGATTTGCTAGAAGCGTTATAAGCCAGATAATCTCATCTAGTGCCATTTCAAAGTTCTCAGATTTCATGAGCTTGTTCCCTAAGTTCTCTAGCCCACCGTATCTTTTTGCAATCTCTTTTGTTGCCTTAGTTGTGAGTATTAATGGGTATATTTCTTCTCCTATTTCAATTAGAGCACTCCTATCTTGAGATGCTTCATCAAGTTTAATTTTTTCTTGTGTCATTCTTTAACCTCCTACACTTCAACAGTAAATTCTGGTTCATAGACAGATGAAAACCAGCTTGACAAGGTTACTGGAACTACGCCTGTATCCCCTTCAGTCACTTCAGATTTCCATGGATGCTTATTTTCAACATCCGGTTTATTTCGACTAAATACTGTACCTTCTATGGTCGGGCTGCTGAAAGTGACAGAATCTCCCTTGGTAGCAAGACTTGTAGGTGGAACACTGAAGATCACTCTGTAAAGCCAGAAGTAGCGATACTTTCCATTTGCTTTCTTCGCACGAAATCCTACTGCAACAGGAGTTCCTCCATCTTCGCTTCTTGAGATTACGACATTGTTATTGTCGAGCTTACATCCTGTCAGGTCCTGGGCTACGGAAGATCCTATATCATCAATTCCTAAGCTTAATGTTCCATTCTTGAATTCCTTCACCACTTCAGAAGCACCATCATCCGCATAAAGGATCGCTTCACTTAGTTCAATGCTTAATTCAGCGGTCATTGCTTTGGCAAGCACTTTTGGTGTTTCATAGGTTTCTATGCCACTTGGGTCTTCAGTTATTTTTGAATAGTAAAGACTATCCAGACCTATTGTCGCCATTTATTCATCCTCCATTTCATATTCTTTTAAAACATCAATCACATAATGATGATATTTTGTGTCATTTTCATATCCAATGTATTGCCTATCTGTAATGGTCATGCCGGAATTCATGAGAAGCTTAGTGATCTGCTTCTTCCTCAGTATATAATTCTTCTTTGTAAATAAAGAGATTCTAACCTCAGTCACTTCATACATTGGTTCGTTATCAGCAAAGTGCTGGAGTCTGTCATTTATTGGTGTCAAAACCAGATATTCCTCTGGTGATGTGCTAGAGAACACCCCCGTTTCAATTGGAATACTGACTGACTGAAGCATTGTAATTAGTTCTTTTAAAATGCTCATAAACTATCAATCTCCATTTCCAATGTATTCTTCATAACTTCTACGCATGCTTTTCTTGAAGATGACCTGGTCTGCTTCAACCATGGTTTAGGAGATTGGCCGGACTTTCCATATTCGAGAATCGCCGCTTTCAATGCATTCGAAACACCCTTACGATCCTTTGTTGTGGAGACGCCCATTCTAATCGTCCAGTCTCCGTTGTGATCCTGATAAGGCTTTGATGATCCAAGTGAACCAATAAGATCACCAGTGGCCTCTGAAGGCTTTTTGGTGCCTTGTCCGATTCTTTGTGATAAATTATCTTTCGCTTTCTTTAAGACAGGTGCTGCCCCTTCGATAAGAACTCTCGGTACAATATCGTCAAGCTTTTCATTAAGCTTTGAGATCTTATTAAGAAAATCTTCTGGTAGCTTGTAACTTGCTCTCGCCATAATCATCACCCCTTGGAAGAACCAAATCTTTCACTGATTATTTCCAGATACATCCCGTTGTCCTTGATATCCTGAACACTTATGATGTTGTACTTTTCTTCCTCACAAAGCAGAAAATGCTCTGAAGTGATCTTTACACTTGGACTTCTTCTTATTCGAAAGAGTGTAGTTGCAGATGAATAACTTGCTCTATTTTTCCAGGCCTCACTTCCATGACGCTCTTCGCGATAGGCTTTACTTCTTAGAATGAGTTTCTCCACCTTGATAGCAAATCCCTCATTATCTGTTATGATGCTCGTTTCATAGATTTCAATAGGAATCCTCAGCTGAGCAATGCTCATAAAATCACATCCTTATTCAGTCTTAAGAGTGTTCTAACCACTTCCCAAACCTGCTCACTGGCATCTACCTTGTCATGAAAAAAGCCACCAGTGCTGCCATCTCTACTTTCATAAAAGTGAGATGACAACATGATGACTGCCTGTTCTGTGATGGCGTCCATAGATTGTTCTTCATAGTATCCAACAATCTTTCTCTGGTAACCTTCAGCATAGGAAGTTGCAGCAGTGATATAACTTTCTAAAAGCTGATCATCTTCAGCATGTTCCAGAACCAGATTCTTTTTAACTTTTTCAATCAGAGTCATACTCACTGCGCAGTTCCTCCTTATTCATTTTTCATAAATCCAGCGGTTTTCAGTTTAGTCAGAAGACTATTGAAATCTGCAAGTAACCCTGCGAGATCCACAGCAGCACTCTGCGGCTGAAAGTCAGCTTGACTAAATATCTCTCCATTAAGGGTTAGCTTTCCATTTTCAGTAATGATAAGCTCTCCCCCAATGACCGTTCTTTCTCCACCTTGCTCCGTGTAGTTTTTTGAATTATAACTCATATGCTACTCCTCCTACTTCTGCTTCAGAACTTTTATTGCTTCATGAAGAATGAGCTTACCATCAACTCTCTGACTTGCCTTGAAACCTACCTGTCCAGTTACAGCATAAAGCTCGTTCAGTCTCTGGAAGGATCTGCCTTGTCTATCTGCAACCCAGTAGTATCCAAAGTCACCGAAAGCGATAGACTTAGCCCCTGTTTCAATTGTTGGTACATAAACAGAAGTCTTGACTGTTCTGTTCAGGATGGTATCAGGCTGACCTCCAGTGATGGATGGCTGCCATAGATACTGACCATTACCGTCCTTCAGCTTTCTGATTGCCTTGACCGTAGAATCGTTCATGACGAAAGTCGCATTTTTTCTGTATGGAGACTTCAGGCTGTAGAAGAGATCCATTAGCTCGTCTGCTGTGATCGCAGTTGCTGATGCTGCAGTTATTCCTAGTTCTGCTCCACCTATGCTATGGAAAATACCTGTAGGCTTACCGGATCCATCTCCGATAAAGAAGGCTTCTTCTTCCTTTGCACCGATTCTTCTGGCAAACTCCTTAGCAATATAGCTTTCCAGATTAAAGACATTGTCGTTGAGAAGTTCTTCTGAAACCTTGATCATTGTGGCAAGCTTATAGGCACCAATGGATACCTGTGAGAATGCATCATCGGATTCTGGAATCTGACCTTCCTCATCTACCCATGAAGCTGTACCCTTTGAAGCTACAACCGGAATTTTTCGATCACCTGATGATGTTGTAATGACTTTAGCCAGGCTTCTGAAGAGATTCTCCTCAATAAGCGCATCTATAAGGATTCTTTCGAACTCGTCAGGAACCAGATATCCACCTTCGGAGTCTGTTCCGATTTGAAGTGCGTTGCTGACATCAAAGCTGTGCTTATTTCTCATGGTCTTCCAGAAGGCTTGTTTGTATTCATTGGATGCTCTGCCTTTCTTTTCATCACCGTTCATTCCCTGTCCTGGTTTACCCATGATGGGTGAAGCTGTAGGCCTCATAAGTTCCGCTTCAATGCTCGCCTGCCGCTCAAACCTTTCTATCTCCTTTCCGAGATTCACCACTTCTTCTTCCATGCGGTCATATACCGTTGTATTTTCGGCGGACATCATGCCATCTTTTTCTCTTTTATTGTCAAGGAATGACTTAGCATCCTCCCAGGCTTTGGCTCTTTTTTCTCTTAGTTCTAATATTTTATTCATTCTATCTTCCCCCTAAATTTAGTGTGTGATTAAGTTCAATCTTTTCTGAAGCTGATCTGCAGGTGTTCTGGTTTCATCCTTTGGTGGAATGAGTTTCATTAGAAGCGAGTTTGCAACAGCAGTTCGCGAAAACATCATTGGCTCCAGCATCTCTTCTTTTTTCTCTTCTTCGTTAAACATGATCTTGTCAACGAACCCCATCTCCAGAGCTTTTTTCGCATTAAACCAGGACTCTGCATCCATAAGGTGTCCGAGCTTAGCTCTGGAAAGTCCTGTCTTAAGCTCGTAGGCGTTGATGATGCTTTCCTTAACCTCACCCAGCATCTCAATCGCTTTCTGCATCTCCTTTGAATCTCCGATGGCCACCGTCATGGGGTTGTGGATCATCATCATAGCCACAGGAGACATCTGCACTTCCGTTCCTGCCATAGCAATTACGGAAGCGGCAGAGGCTGCGAGGCCATCAATCTTTATAGATACATTCCCTTGATAGTCCATCAGCATGTTGTAGATCTGAGCTGCACTAAAGACATCTCCACCCGGAGAGTTGATCCAAACAGTAATATCCCCCGTACATGAATTCAGTTCATCTTTGAATATCTTCGGCGTTACCTCATCTCCGTACCAGGTTTCATCTGAGATTTCGCCGTTGAGATACAGCGTTCTATCACTCCCGAAAGTATCTTTGTTCTCGTTTTTTACCCAGCTCCAAAATTTTCGTTTCATTACAAACCTCCTTCAACTCCTTATTTAATAGAGCAAAATGACCGAAATAAAAAGAAGCTGCTTTATCATAAGCATCCGCAGCTTCTTCCTTCGTATCGTATCTCCCTAAATGTTTTGTGCACCCATCAACACAAATACAAGCGGCATATCTATTCCTGTACTTGTCCCAGCTGACACCTTTAAATCCTGTTTTATTATTTTTAGAAAGCCTTGTATTGTAACTATTCTGCTTTTGACTTCCGATTCTTAAATTATTTTTTCTATTATCTGATGGATTTCCATTAATATGGTCTACCACCTTCCCTTTGAAAGGCTTAAGAATCATTCTGTGAAGCAAATTGTTATGACCACTCCTTATGTAGCCCATCTTATCGACTCGCCAATTGTTTCCATCCAGCACATTCAAATCCTCTGTATCTAGAAGAAAAATAGCGCCATCATTTAACACACACCTTGTCATATTTCCATTAATCACTATTTGCAGTGTTTGCACCTCCTGTACTTGCCCAGCTTCCAGCACTCTCCACATCCA